CCCGCAAACGGCTCCACGTAGTTCTCCGGGTCGCCCAGCGCGGCCCACACTGTCTCGCACGCCAGCGACTTCCCGCCAAAGTACGGGAACGGTGCCGCCAGGGTGCCTGCTGCTGACTTCATCTGTTCTCCAGCGGCAGCACTTCCCGGCAGTCGCCGTGCCAGAGTTCCGCGTTCCCGATGATTACTTTCTCAGCCATGTTCCCTCGCAATGCGGTCTAACAAGTCATTCAAGCCGACGCCTTCGGCGCGGCTTAATTCAGGTGTTAGCGGGCTTCATGCGAACAGCCGTTCCTGCGCCTGGGCTGCCCGTATCCGCTCACACGCAATGTCAAAATATTTCCGCTCCCGCTCGATCCCGACAAACTTCTTGCCGAGGTTGGCGCAGGCTATGCCAGTGGTTCCCGTCCCCATAAAAGGGTCGCATACCGTCTCCGCGTCTTTGTGCATGTCCAAGCACCAAATCATCAATCGCACAGGCTTTTGTGTCGGGTGTTCCTTGCCATCCTGCAGCGCCTCGCCACGGCTCAAAGTCAAAACCCTCGCCGCCGCCCGCTTGCTACTCCATGCAAACTCACAATCCGCAAGGCTAAAATTCCTCTGTCCTTTGTCCCACACCAGCCATTGCATAGTTGGCGGCAGTAGGTCGGTGAAGTAGTTGCCCCCCCAAACCACCACGTTTTTCGCCTTCTCCTGCATCAACCCAAAAAGCCAGCCGCTCGGTCGCTCTTTGTCCCATCCTTCTGCGCCGTAATCTACCCACCCATCCTTTTGGCTGTTGCGGGTGCGGTCGGCTCCTATCCCATACGGCGGGTCGGTCAAAATCAGGTCGCATTCCGGCAGCAGCGGCAATATCTCGCGGCAGTCACCGTGCCACAGTTCCGCATTCCCAATCACCACTTTTTCAGCCATAGTCCTCACCTAGTTGATGCAGCCCGCTAACACGGCGGTCAACAGCGACCGCGCTGAAGCGCGGCGCGTTACCTTATGCGTTGGGCCTCAATATTATCAGCACGCACGGATGCCAGTCTGCCGGCTTTGCCGGGTTCGGCTCCCCGTCCTCCAGCGCCAGCCATTGCGGTTTTCCGACGTACCGTATCTCCGCGCCGAAGTCCTCCGCCATGCTGATCGCCCGCACGTTGTATATCGGCAAAATCAAAACAGACATGTTGCCGTTTTCGCGTTCTGCGACTGCCTTGCGCAGCCACGCTACCGGCCCGAGCTTGCGCTTTCCTGGAACGCGAGCTTCGCCTGTGAAAGGCGGATTTACCCAGTTCCGACAGCCCCACGGCACGGTCAATCCATCAAAACCTTCCGGCCTTGGGTGCGGGCATGGGTCAAAGTCGAAATCAAACTCCGCATTCAGCGCAGCCATCATGTCTGGTGGTGTTGCCCAATATCGTTTCATCGTTCCTCCAGAGGCCCAACAACCGCATCGAGAGGGACTCGCGCCTGCGGCGCTCGCCCCTCATGCGGAGCGTTAGCGGTCATGCTTCCGCGTTCCATTTTTCAGCCGCCTTCCGTGCGTGCGTGTGCGCGTAGTCGTCAGACTGCTGGTCGTATCGCGCGATACAGTTGTTGCCGACCATCACGCAGTAGTAACCGCCGTCACTCACAATTTCAGCCTTCGGCTTGTTTTCTCCGCAGTCTGCTTCGTATCCGCCCAAATCAACCAGATCGCGCATTTCAGTCTCCCAATCTCGGCCCGTTGTATGGAAACAGTCTTTGCCACTCGTCCAGTGCTTCCATTCCGCTCGCCCACCAGCGGCTTACCGTTGGCAGGTCTTTCGTGTCGAGCAGCAAGCATTCAAGCTCAAGCGCCAGCCGGTGCCCCGCTGCAATCCTGTCTTGGTTCTTCTCAATCTCCCGCGCCGCAGCGTGTTCTCGCTCAGTCTTTGGAATGCGTGAGTCCCGCAGTTCGTCAATCAGTTGTTCGTGCGGAGTTGCCCGCTTCGCGTCGTTTGCCATGTTGGCCGTCACGCTGCAATTTTCTATTCCCATCGCCATCTCCAAAAACCGCTAACCCGGCAGTCCACACGGACTCGCCGATAAGACCGGCGAGCCGGTGACTTTTGCGTTAGGTTTCACGGGCAGCCTTGATCTTCGCCCGCACCCATGCTGCCCCTCCGAGGCGCTTGCACTTCTCCCATTCCTCGTCAGTCATCCGCACCGGGCGCGACTTCATCAACTCGCCCGTCTTCGCCAAGGGCTTTCGCCCCTGTCCTCGTCCTGCACCGCCGCGCATCATGCAAACAGCGCGTTGATTTCGCGCCCCGCTGCGGCCTTCTCAATCGCCTTCGCGGCAGCCTTGGCGGCGTTGCGCTCGGCCTGTGCCAGCATTTCCTTGGCTTCTGCCACGTCGATCTTTTCCAGCCCGTTGTGCGGCACGAATTTGTAAAGCTGCGTTCCGGCCTGGTTTGCGAGGATGTAGGCATCCGGCAGGTAATCGCCGGGGGTGGCAATCGCCGCCTTCACGACCAGCGAGAGAAACCCGACCTTTACAGTTGCGCCGACTTGCCAGTTTTGCTTGCTGTTCTTGACCATGATTCGCTCCTCTGTTTGGTTACTGTGATTTCATTGTATATGCACAATCAAACCATGTCAAGATGTTTTTGTGTCTGCGCAAAGAAACCTAACACGTCAGTCAACCGGACGTGCCGCAAGCGGCCCGCCGGTTACTTCGGCGTTATCCATCGCTGCCGCCGCTTCATAGAGGGCTTCGCGTGGGGTTTCAATTTTTCCGTAGTACCCTTGTTCCATGTCGTTCTCCGGTAGTGCGGCATAACAATTCATTCAAGCCGACGTGGCTTCGCCACGCGTGATCCTCAGATTCTGTGCCCAGTGCGCGCAGTACATTTCCTGCCCGCTCCACACCATCACGCGCTTGTCGCGCGGTGCGGTTTCAATCGTCTTCCAACCTTGCTTTTTTGCCATTCTGTCAACCGGCTTTTTTGCCATTCTGTCAACCGTCCGGTTCTGTGGGTCATTTGATGACGAGCCTGTCGCGTTTGACAATGTGCGCGCCATTCACCGGCTGGCCGGCAAGGATCGCGGCCTTGATCTTGCTCTTGCTCGGCGCTGGGGGCTTGGGATCGTTGCACAGTTCAAGCGGGAAGGTTGCGCCTTCCTCAATCTCGACGGCCTCGTCGCGTTCCGGGTAGCGGATCACCTGAAACGACAGGTCTGCCGCTTCGATCTTGGTTGCACCGATGCGCCGCATGTTTTCCAGTAGGTAGCCGCGCAGGAATTCGGCACGGCGCTCCGCAGACTTGGCACGCGCTTCCATTTTCTTGATGGCTTCGCGGATCATGCCCGCCTCGGCTTCGCGGTTGAGCAGGTAGGCGACAACGTGCTGCGCCTTGTTGCTCCACATGGCGCGGGATTCTTCGAAGGATGGCAGGGCTTCGCCGGAGTCAGGGTCGAAACCCTGCTCCAGTTGCGCCAGCACGTCTTCGCTCAGTTCGTAGAGGTGCATGGACGTTTCCTCAGAATAGTATATCGTCAGAATCGTCAAAGCCGGGCGGCATGCTAGACGTATCGCGCGCCTTCATGCCTTGGAATTCCGCAGCCTGCCGGATCGTCTCTTTCAGCTTGTCGTGGAACGTCTTGAAGACCTCGTTCTCGCCGTCCGTGATGACGTAAAAGCGCGGTTCGTTGCCGTTGGCGGGCAGGGTTTCGCGCAGCGCCTTCGGCAGCGGGGTCAGGCTGGCGACGTTGGAATAGGTCTTGCCGTTGCGTTCGGTGTGGGTGATATTTACCATGCACGGCGCACCAATCAGGGCGTGCAGGTCGAAACCCTTGGCTTCCTCGTCGGTAAACGGACGGCCACGCCACGCCTCAAGGTCGGGGCGCAGACGGGACTTGGGTGACAGGGAGAGGGTGTAACGCTTGCTGATGGTCATCGGCTTGCCGTCATCCATCACCAGCGGATCGCCGTTTTCATCCTCTCCGAACAGTTCCCACCCGATTTGCACCTTGCGCTGCTCTTTCACTTCGCCCTGGAATTCAACGCGCTGGGTGCCGAGGTCAACCATCGACCAGCACCGGGCAGCGAATACGCCTGCCGGGACGCGCTTAAAATCACCGCCACCGGAATCACTTGCAATCAGACTCGACATTTTCAATCTCCTTTTCGTCAGGCGCATTCACAGGCTGCGCGATAGCCTTTTCAGATTCGATCCCGTCAAGCCACGCATGGAATTCATCGACCTCGTGCGCGCCAAGCTGCTGCCACCATTGCAAGCCCTGGTCATCCATACGCGGCCTCCTTCGGCTGCAGCTCAACCATGCGGGCATAGGCCGCTTCGTAAATCCCACGCAATGCCGGAACTAGCATGTGATCCGGTTCTTCTTGCTCGATGCTGTCGGCAAGCTGGGCGGCAAGCTTGGCGACGTTGCGCCATTTCAGATAGGTCGGCTCGGCCACCGTCTCGTTCCAGCGTTGCGTGACGATTTGGGTAAGGTGAATGTGGCTCATGCGCGGAACCCTCCGGGTGCGGATAGCCAGTCCTCGACCATCACGCGGTCGTAGTCGTCGCCGTATTCGATAGGCGCATGAATCGGGCGATGGGCCTCGAAGGTCTTGCGAATGTCGGTATGCGCGGCAGGCACGTAAGCCCGCGCATCGGTCAGGCGCAGGATGCAGTAGGGGGCGTCGGCGTTAATGATTAGGGCTTTCATGCTGCCCCCTTGTGTGCGTCACACATAGCCAGCAATACCGCGCCCCACCTTCCCCAAAAATCAGCGGCACGCGATTCCATAGCGGCAATGACGGAGTTATCGAATGCTCGCCACTCCTCGTGAGTGTGGCGCTGGCAACCGATACGCATGTAGCCATTTGTAATCAGAACCGGCCATGTCATGTTGGGCAGTGAGATAGGCGGCTTTGTTAGCACTTCACCGTCCAGATTCGTGCCGTCCAGATTCGCACGGGCCAGATACGCACCGGCCAGATTCGCACCATCCAGATTCGCACCGGCCAGATTCGCACCATCCAGATACGCACCGGCCAGATACGCACGGGCCAGATTCGCACGGGCCAGATTCGCACCATCCAGATACGCACCGGCCAGATTCGCACGGGCCAGATACGCACCATCCAGATACGCACCATCCAGATTCGCACGGGCCTTAACTGCTGCCTCAAGCGTCAGGATCATGGTGTTGTCAGTTTGCTCGTGGGCAAACAAAACGCTTCCGCTAAAGCGACATTTGATTTCAACTTTCATCCCATCACCCCCAGCACCAGCACGGCAACCAGACACACGCCGATCACAAACTTTTCAGGCCGCGTCAGGCGGGTCATGGCTAGGCGCTGTTCGGCTTGGCATACCAAGGCGCTGCGCAGTTGGGTTTGCTGGCGGATGTTCATGCCGGCGCTCCTTCGTATTTGCCCGCCGTGATGCAGTCGCGGCAATGCTGGAAAGCAACATCACCCAGCAAGCACAGTTCTTCGCGTGGGTCAACCCCGCGCAAGGCAAGCGAACCGATGGCGTTAAGCGTCTGGGTGGCTCCGTAGATTTCCATGCGCAGCAAGTGCCACGCCTCATAGCTGTCTTCTTTCAGCGCGTCTTTCCAGTCATCGCACAGCCATACGATTTGCTGCTCAACAAGCGTCAGCGGGCTTTCTTTCTCGGCGGCTTCTTCCGGGTAGCGGAACTCGTCCGAATCGGTGATGCAGGCAATGCGGTTCATCGTCATCCCTCCGTTTAGCTGCGAGTGCAGCGGGTAAGACGAATACTAGGCGCACCTAGTAAATAGGTCAAGCCCTTTATTCTAGGCTTGCCTAATAAATTTTTTAATGGGCGAAAATAACCGCCTTTAGAAAATCGCTTGACACGCTTGCTAGGTGCACCTAGTATTCTAGGAATGAATGACGAAGCCAACAAAGTGATTGATTTCCTCGGCGGCTCGACTGCGGTTGCCAGGATGTGCGACATCAAGACCCCCTCTGTTTGCGAGTGGCGCCACAAGGGTCTGCCTAAGCCTTGGCGGAAATACCTGATGTGTGCGCATCCCGAGGCGTTTGGATTGAAACAGAAGAAGCGGAGCAAGGAAAGGCGCGGCGAATGAAGCCGGAATGCCCTATCTGCCGCCACGTTTACACGGGTGCCGACGAGCGCCTGCGCTGCCGCATGAACGGCCTGCAGGCGACTCCCGCCAATGCCGAGGGATGCAAGCGGTACGAGCGCGAACCTGGCAGCGACGATGCGCCGATGGTGTGGCTTGAGGGTGGCTGGTGCGTTACGTCCAGCACGGAAGGGCGGGGGGATTGATGGAAATCATGCTCCCTTGGCCCCCCAAAGAACTCAGCCCTAACGCCCGTGTGCATTGGGCTGTCAAGAATCGCGCTGTCAAGCTGTACCGCGATAACTGCGCTTGGCTGACCAAGGCTGCAGGGGTGCGCGTGGATTGGGAAGGCACGGTACACGCCTGGATTACGTTTTTCCCGCCTGACCGTCGCCGCAGGGATGACGACAACGCCATCAGTGCATTCAAGTCGGGCCGCGATGGCGTGGCGCAGGCGCTGGGGCTTGATGACAAACGTTTCCGCATCCATCCGTGGCTGTCCGACGAAGTACGCAAGGGCGGTGCGGTGAAGGTGCGTCTATCGAAGGGGATCGAGGAATGAAGTCGGTAAACATTAAAGACATTGCAATCGACGGCGGTACACAGCAGCGCGAAAAAATCAACGAGGAAATCGTTGCCGAGTATGCCGAAGCGATGCGCTGCGGGGCCAAGTTTCCGGCTGTGACGCTGTTTTTTGATGGTGTTCGTTATTGGTTGGCTGATGGATTTCATCGTTTCCATGCCAGCCGCGCCGCTGAATTGCTGGATATTTTGGCTGACGTGCGCGAAGGCACGAAACGTGACGCAGTGCTGTTTTCGGCAAGTGCCAACGGCACACATGGGATGCGCTTGACCAATGCCGACAAGCGCAAGTCTGTTTTGGTTTTGCTGCTCGACAAGGAGTGGACGCAATGGAGCAATAGGCAGATTGCCAAGCATTGCCACGTAACGCCGCAGTTTGTTGACAAGCTGAGAAAAGAACTTGATGGACAGGCGAAAAAGTATGCCGACAAGGTGCCAACTGTTGGCACCCATCCCGTCAAACCCAATAACGACGCGGGGGTTGTTTTTGAATTGCCTAAAAAAGAGGCAATCGAGCTAGGGCAAACGACACCCGCACCTGCCCCGGAATATACCGAGGCTGACGAACTGCGCGACCAGATTGCCGACCTTCAGGACATGCTTGCGGTACGCGGTGCGCCCGAGGAAGAACAGGAAAACACGGCCAAGCTGATTTCAGACCTTCGCGCAGAAATCAAGACGCTGACCGCCACGCTTGAGGCTGTCACAGTGAGCCGTGACAGCCTGATGCGCAAGAATGAAGAACTGATGCGCCAGGTGAAGATGCAGCGCAAGGAAATCGACAAGCTGCGCAGCATGGGTGCGGTGGCCTGACATGCTGCAACTTCGCCCCCTACAGCAAAAGACGCTTGACCTGCTGCGCGATGCGTTTCGCGCCGGGCATCGTTCCGTGCTGTTGTATGGGCCGACCGGATTCGGCAAGACAGAATTGGCGATCGCGCTGATGAATGCGACAGCCGAGAAGGGAAACCGGGCGGCGATGGTGCTGGATCGCATCCTGTTATGCAATCAGACCAGCGAGCGCCTTGGTAAATACTACATCGACCACGGCGTTTTGCAGTCCGGGCATTGGCGTTACCGTCCTGCCGAGAAAATCCAGGTATGCAGCGCGCAGACGCTGGAGGCTCGCGGTTCATTCCCTGAATGCGATCTTGTCATCATCGACGAATGTCATGCGCAGCGCCGTGATACCACGGAATTTGCGCGCAAGAGTCGCGCCCGTGTCGTTGGGTTGTCTGCCTCGCCGTTCACCGATGGACTGGCGAACACTTACACCGCTGTTGTCTCCGCCACCACGACCAAGGAACTTGTCGAGCAGGGATGGTTGACCCCGCTTCGCGTGTTCGTGGCGCAAGAAATCGACATGGAAGGTGCGAAGGAGGGTGGGGTTGAGTGGAGCCAGAAGGAGGCCACCGGGCGCGGCATCAAGATTACCGGCGATGTTGTTGCTGA